GGTGTCCTCCATCATCGACCCCACGCCGTCTCGAAGCAGGACCGATAGGGCTCCCCCCAGCACGCCTGCCCTGCCATCCTGGCCGCCTCGGCGGTCCCGTGATTCTCGGTCCACACCCGGATGGTATCCGCTGCAAACGCGAACGCCGAGAGCAGATCCTTGCCCCTGACCCAGACGTAGCCCTCGACCTGCTCGTCCAGCGATCTCGCCATCAGTCCTCTCCTATCAACTTGGTCATGCCGCGGCGCTTCTGGCGCCTCTGGCGATCCATGGAGTCCACCACCTGGGCCGCCTCGTGGTCGTGCTCCGGCTCCTCCGGGTCGTAGGCCCGCCACCGCTTCCGCCAGCCCGCGGGACTCGCGTACTGGCCCTCCACGGTGTCCACGTATCGCTGGAATGACCGGAGAACGGCCGGCCACTCGGCCCCGTTCTTCTTCAGGACCCGGAGATTAGACGCGATCACGTCCCCCGGGGCGGACCCGGACCCCCACCGGGCGATCCAGACGTCACAGGCGATCTTCGTGTACTCCTTCGGCCACTCTATGCCGTCGGCATGCCGCCGGGATGCCGGCAGCAGTTCCTTGTTCTCGCCCCTCTTCGGCTGGTGTCCGTTCCAGCGGGCCGCCGCGCCGATCTTTCCCAGTTCCGACCGGGCCTTCTTGGTCGCGTTTCGGGACGCCTTGGCCCTCGTAAGCCACGACAGATAAAGGCATTGCTCCTTCTCTTCGAGCTTGCCCTCGTCCTTCCAGAACTCTACGGCCTTGGCTGTATCCGTCTCCTGCAGGCCGAGCATGGCGGCCAGCCGCACGGTGTCGGTGGGGAGCGTTCCGGAGTCGTTGAGCCACGCCTGGGACGCGAAAAGGATCAGAAAGGCGACGTATTCGTGTCTCTGGCCGGCCAAGGCGATCTTGACGGCAGGATCCGTCAGAAACGCCTCAGCCGGCCACGGGAGGGTCCCCATGGCCTACTCCAGATTCCCCGTGGGCCATCCGCAGTTGTCACACTGGCCGATCAGGTTGAGAGGGGCCTTGCAGTGTTCCCGGGGGCAGTGGGTGGGCTTCTCCTCCGGCTCCGGGTCCGGCTCCGGCGCCTTCTTGACCTTCTCGACCACCGTCGGGCGGCCCTCATCGTCCACTTCGACCACCCTCCGGGTCCCGTTTCGGATCAGATCGCCCGGTTTCTTGCCCTTCGGGGGGGCCTTTTTCCGGGTTTTCGGCTTCTCCTGGGCCGGTGGCTCATCCGGGAGGGCCTCGTTGACGCTGCGGTCGATCTCCGCCTCTTCGGGGGTCTGTTCGACCGCGGGTTTCGCCGGAACCGGCACCGGGGCCTGCCCGGAGTCCTCGAGAATCCGCATCAGCAGCGGATCGGCCTGGGGCGGCGGCAGGGCCTTCGGCTCTTCGACGTCGGCCTCCTCGCGGGGCGCCCCGACGGGGGTCACGCCCCCGCCGGCGGCCTTGATCTCCAGCCGATCGGCGTCCTCGGCCATCGTCTCAAGCTCGATTCCGGCCAGTTCGGCGGCGAAACAGATGCTCAGGGCCCGATCCCGGGCCCGGGCGAGCAGCATGTCCTTCACGTAGGACTGCCAGGGGCCGTCGTACTCCTCCCCCCGCCGGTTCTTCTTCCGGGACAGCAGATCCGCCCCCGCGGCGTCCTCCATGCTGAAGCTCTTGACCGTCTCCTTCTTCCCCTTCCGCTTGGCGATCGCCGTGGCCCGCATCTGCTGGGTGCCCTCGAGTTCGATGCGCTCCTCGTAGTATTCGTAGTTGGGGCACGCCTGCGCGATCGCCAAGGCCCCCTTCGACTGGACCGCGATCCGGCCGGCCTTCGTGATGTAGAGCAGCTTCCACGAGGCCCAGGGCCGCAGCCCGAGCTCGGCGCCGTTGTCCATGATGACGAACGCCTGCTGGGGGCTCTGGATCTGCCCCGGGAGCATCCCAGAGCGGAAACAGGCCGTCGCGTAGCCCATCGCCTCCTCCACGGTGTTGAACTGGGTCCCTCGCGGGCCCCGCTTCAACTGGGACGCCTTGTTGCCCCCGGCCTCCGCCGGGGGGGCTCCCTCCTCATGCGGCACGACTGCAGTATTCTCTTCACTCACAGGCTCGCCTCCCAGATCTTCGCCGCCCACGGCGGCAGGTTCGCTTCTTCGACGCCCTCATCCCAGCCGGGCCAGGAGTCCGTCCGGCGGCACTCCGCGTACTGGCGGATCCACTGGTGCCAGCGGCGGTGTCCGTACTCCAGAAGGTCCGGGTTCGGCGTGAAAAGCCGGACCAGGTGGGGCGAATTCGACTCCACCACGATCCAGACGAAAGGCCGCATCTCGTTCGACGGGAAGACCGCATTCAGGCCCTCCAGATACATGGCCGCGGCCGAAGCGTAGTCGTAGTTGTAGATCGACTTCTCGACGTTGCGGAGGCTGGCCTCGTCGCCCAGCGTCTTCAGGTCGATGGCGATCATGAACTTGTCGGCCTGGGGTGCGAAGTCGGCATGCACGCCCGGCAGAGACGAGACCATCGCCACGCGGTCGAGCCGGGACTTGCACGGAAGGCCCGTCTCCTCGTCCTTCCAGACGATGGAGACCTCGTTGTGCCCCGGGCCGGTGACGTACTCGTTGGCGGTCTCGTGGGCCCGGACCCTGGCCGCCATGGTCTCCAGCGCCTCCCGCTCCTCGTCGGTGATGATGATCTTGCCCTTGGCCTTCTCCTTGAACGCGGCCAGAATCGGCCGCCCCTCCTTCGTCCGCCCGTCCACGTTGGGGCGGACGATGCACTCCGCCGCGAACCGATGGGGCTCGAGGACGGCCAGATGGGCCAGCCAGCCGATCTCCTTGGCCTTCGTAGCGGGCTTCTCGTTCAGGAACAGGTCGCGGGCGTGAGCCGGCGTATGCTTGAAGCCCGTTAGTTTCGAGTGGTTTATGGCCGGCCATGAGACGTACTCGTCGAACGAGACGCCGGGGTAGAACCCGGGCTTGAGCTTCATTCGTCCTCCTCCTTGCCGAGGGCCCTGAGCTTCTTCCGGCGGATGCCCAACCGGCGGCGGCGCCGCATCTCTTTCTTGCGGTCCTCGGGTGACATGCCCTGCCAGAGCGTCCGGGCCGCGTGGGCCGCCTGTCGGCGCCTCGTTCGCGGGGCTGTCATCTGGTTCTTCAAGGTCGCCAACTCGGAGGCCGCTTTCGACCTGTCCTCGTCGGAGACGCCCTTTCCACGCAGCAGGGCTGCGAGCTTCGTTTCGTGTGTCATAACGCGGGCAAGTCTGACATGCCCGCGCGAGCGTGTCAACGGGAAATCTTGACAGGTGTTACGAAACGACACACACTCTCGGCGAGGAGGATTCGCCGTGGCCCAGGCCCCCGTTCCCGCTCCGATCTATCACGACAATCTGGAGAAGGCACGGGCCGAGGGTCGCACCGGCGGCCACGATCACAGTCCTCCTGCCGCCACGAAGGACGTTCGGGCGCTCGCGGCGAAGCTCGTCGAGGACGAGACGTATCAGAAGAACCTCCAGAAACGGCTGAACGCGGGCGAAGCCGGCGCCATGGAAGTCTGGCTCTGGCGCTGGGCCTACGGCGACCCGAAGCGAGCCACCGACGCCCAGGGCGAGCGGGACAAGCAGCGGTTCGCGGAGATCCGGTCGGAGATCCGGACGCTGATCCAGAAGCCCGGGCTCCACGCTGAACTCGAGGAGAAGATCCTGGCTCGCGCGACCATCGCCCTGCCCCCGCGAACCGCACCCGCTCCGCCGACTGGCTTCCTTCCCGGCCCCATGGACGAGGACGACGAGTGATCGTCACGGCCCACGACATCGCTACCCGGTTCATCGGGGTCCGTGAAGTCCCTGGTGCGCGAGACAACCATCACATCCTCGCCATGCTGAAGCTCGACGGCGCGTGGCCGGAACACGACGAAGTGCCCTGGTGTTCGGCCTTCGTGAACTACGTCGCGTGGCTCCTCCGTCTCCCGCGGTCGAAGTCTCTCCGGGCCCGCTCATGGCTGGAGGTTGGTCGGCCGGTGTCGAAAGGCCACGTTGGTTTCGACGTCGTGATCCTCAAGCGAGGGGGCGGCGACCAGCCGGGCCCGGAAGTGATCGACGCCCCCGGGCACGTCGGCTTCTACGGTGGAGAGACTCCGGGCAAGGTCGCCATCCTCGGCGGAAACCAGCAAAACCAGGTGAGCGTCCAGCTCTACGACGAGAGTCGCATCCTGGGCATCCGCGCTCTCTGGGAGGAGTAGATGCAGCGCAAAGAGTGGGAGGGCCTCTTCGAGGTGGAGGTGCGCCGGCTCATGGACGAGCGCGGCTATTCGGAGCAGCGGGCCCGCTTCCGGGCGCGTGAACTGACGGAATTCCGCCACGGGCCACGGCCCACGCGGATCGAGGAGGTACTGATGAACGGCAAGGCTTCGCCGGTCCCGATTTGGGCTCTGGCGCTCGTATGGGGGGCCCTGGCCGCCCTCCCCGTCGCGGAACTGGCCTTCGGGGACGACGTCATCTCCGGGCGCGAGTGGATCGGCATCGCCTACGCCTTCCTCGTAGCGGCGGTGGCGAAGCTGTCGAACCCGGAGAAGGTAATCTCTCCCAAGCCGTCCGTGAAGTAGGTCCGGTGGCGACCCACGTCGAGGATTACGCCCATCTTCTGAGCCCGGCGACTCTCGCCGCGACTCTGACGAAGGGCAACACCGAGCCGTGGGTCGCCTTCCGTCACCACCGGATGATCTCGCGCGAGCTCGTCACGCTCCACGCGAGGATGCCGGGGGCCCCGCGGAACCTGATGGTCATGTGCCCGCCCCGGCACGGCAAGAGCGAACTCTGCTCCCACTGGTTCCCGGTCTGGAATCTCGCCCTGGACCCGTCCACGAACGTCATCCTCTGCTCCTACGCGCTGTCGCTCGCCACGAAGTTCTCCCGCTCCACGAGGAGATCTATCCGCGAGCACTACCCGATGGTGGGGACCAGGCTTCTCGAGGACTCCCGGGCGGCCCACCGCTGGGAGACCACCGACGGTGGCGGGCTGTTCGCCGCCGGCATCGGGACCGGCATCTCCGGACGGGGCGCGGACGTGCTGATCCTCGACGACCCCGTGAAGGACGCTGAAGCGGCCGACTCCAAGATCATCCGGGACAACACCTGGGACTGGTACGAGACGACATTTCTCTCCCGCCGTGCGCCAGACGCCATTCAGGTCATCATCATGACCCGGTGGCACGAGGACGACATCTGCGGGCGGCTCCTCGAGCGAGAGCCGGAGGACTGGCAAGTCCTGAACCTCCCCGCCCTGGCCGAGGAAGACGACCCGCTGGGCCGGGCCGAGGACGACCCTCTCTGGCCGGAGAAGTTCGACCTCGAGTTCCTCGACAACTGGCGCCAGAAGCGCCCCCGGGCCTTCACCGCTCTGTACCAGCAGCGGCCTACGCCCGCCGAGGGGCTGGCGATCGAGCGGACATGGTGGCGCTGGTACGATCCGAAGACCGAGCGCCCGCCCATCGAAGCCTTCGACCGCATCCTCCAGTCGTGGGACCCGACGTTTAAGGATCTGGCCACGTCCGACTTCGTAGGCTGCCTGGTGCTGGGCGTCCTCGGCCACAAGATCTACATGCTCGACGGGCTCCGGGAGCACCTGAACGCGCCCAAGACCGTCCGGGCCATCCGGGACATGCAGAAGAAGTGGCCTGCCGGCAAGCGGATTCTCATTGAGGAGGCCGCCTCCGGGCCCGCCATTATCCAGATGCTGGAGCGGGAGCTCCCCGGGATCACCCCTGTCCGGGCGAAGGGCTCCAAGGTCGTGCGCCTCCATTGGGGCGTCAACTCAGTCGCGGGCTTCATCGAGGCCGGCAACTTCTATCTCCCGCGCGGTCACAACGTCGCGGATGAGCTTCAGAACGAGGCCGCCCAGTTCCCGCACGGGGCGCACGACGACCTCGTAGACGCCCTCACCCAGGGCTGCCAAATGCTGATCCCGAAGTCCTGGGCGAACCTCGGCCGGTGGGGCCGGGAGCTCGCCGAGGAGAAGGAGGGCGGGACCGGATTCATCGAGCAGCACAACATCGCCGTCCGGAAGGCCATCCGGAAAAGAGTCGATCTCAACCTCAAGAACAAGGAAGTAGGGCAAGATATGCCCGGGTGGAACTGAATGGATCCCAGGCTGCACAAGGTACTGATGCCGTTTCCTGCGGGCGTGCAGGAAGTCCGCCGCTTCAACAACCTCTCGATCCAGTCGCAGGTGGACGACGTTCTCGCCGGCCTCGAGACGCGATCCGCGATCTTGGAGGTGGACGTCGAGAAGTCGCCGGACTCCGACGAGACCGAGGTGCGAGCCATCCTGGCCGCCAAGCTGAACGGCTACTGGTCGATCGGCATGTTCGGCGAGTACCGCAACCGCAACGACTACCAGGGCGGCGTGCGCGTCCTGCTGGACTGGAACTGATGGAAGTACGAAGCCGGGAAGTCGAGCTCCTCACGCCCTCGGACATGCTGAAGCTCGTCATCGACTGGACCGGGGGCTGCCCGGCCGAGCCCGGGAACGCCGACGTCTTGAAGGCCCTCATGGACTGTGGCGTCGAGAAGGAGAAGCTCCTGACGCTCGCCTACGCCCTGAAGCACGGGTCGTGGACACGGTACGCCGCCGCGCACCTGATCCTTGAGATCTTGTCGGCCCGCCACGTCCGGGCCGCGGTGGCGCTGCATGGCCACCGAAACCACGGCATCTCCCTCGTCGAGGCGCGGCGCGACGTGCGCGAGCTCCGCAGCGAGGCGCGGGAGATTGCCCAACGGGAAGTCCTGATGACCGTGGCGGCCCCCAAGGAAAGAAGGGAAAATGCTGTTCCCGTGTAGGGCCTGCAAGGCGAAGGACGACGAGATCGCCCATCAGCAGGAGACGATCCTCTGGCTCCAGGGCCAGCTCGACCGTCAGAACAAGCGGTTCCTCGAGATAGCGGACCCCGGTGCCAATGACCGGGTCGTCCAGGCCGATCGGCGTGCAGCAAAGCCGATCTCTGCTCCGAAGCCTCTGATGGCGCCGGAGCCCCTCCTCCCGGGAACCGAGCCCTCACCTGCACCCTCCTGGGAGGTCACGGATGAGGAATAGATGGACTGGCAGGAGCACGCACTCCCGACCCTGAAATCGACCGACGACCGCGTCAAGCAGTACATGGCGCGTCTCATCAACCCCATCTCCCCCCGCCGCCGCTGGGTCACTCAGCGGGCCGCTCTGAACTCCTGGATGTACCACGGGCGCCAGTGGATCGACTCCGTCGGTGCGCTCAGTGCCGGCCAGGGGGTCTACCACTTCCGGGAGATCTCGAAGCAGTCGCTGGCCGCCTACAAGCGGCCGGTGACGAACATCATCGCCCCGGCCGTGGACAACGAGGTCGCCCGGCTCACGAAGAAGGAATACGTGCCGGAGACAGCCACCAGCAAGCGGCATCAGGACTGGCTTGCCGCCGCGCGGCTGGCGAAGGACTACGTCACGTGGCAGGTGAACAGCCGGGCGTGGGGCGACAAGCGCGAGCAGCTCGCCTTCAATCTCTGCGTGGACGAGACGGCCATCGCCCGGAGCTTCTGGGACGAGGACCGGAACCTCATGGAGGCCGTCGGGGCTCCCGAGGCGCGGAAGTGCCCGTCCTGTGAGGCGAAGCTCGCCAGCCCTCAGCTGCCCCACACCATGCTTGAGACGGGGCTTCCGTCGCCCGGCGGCGGATTCCGGGAGTTCAAGGGCGCCGCCACCGTCAAGGAAACGGGCCCGGTCCCGCAGGGGGCGGAGAACTACAACATCGAGGCCGTCCACTGCCCCATGTGCGGAGAGTCGGAGCTCGAGCCCTACGACGTCGAGCCGGACGAGGCCGCCGAGGGCGCGGACGCTCTCGGGAACCCTCTCGGCCGGATGCTGCCGAAGGGGGACGACCAGATCGAGGTCGTGTCGGTCCACGAGTATTACCCGGAGAACGGCGGGATCGGCGTCGAGCCCTACGATGCCCGGGTCCACCACCAGATGACGGCCCGGCCTATCGAGGAGGTGCTGAAGCGGTACCCGCAACTCGAGGGACGGATCCAGCCCGACGACCCGCAGAAGATCCTCCGGCTCAACCCGCTGTACTCGGACCCGGCCCTGGTGGCGGCGGGGATGCTCTTTGGCCTCGCTGCCCACGGAATGGACTCCTACCAGAACCACGTCCTCGTCGAGGAGTGCGTGGTCGAGCCGGACAGCCGGCCGGGACTCGAAGAGGGGGCCCACTTCGTCAAGGTCAACGAGAACGTCCTCTCGCGGCCCCTCTGCATCCGCGTGAACACGGAGGATGGCGAAGTCCTCGTCCCGCGGGTCAAGTACCACATCGCCCGGCAGAAGCGAGTCCCCGGAATGTTCTGGGGCCGCGGCTTCGTGTCGGACCTGGTGCCTCTCCAGCGCCGGCTGAACGAACTCGACGCCCAGGTGATCGACCTCCGCGAGCGCGGCAAGCCGATGATCTGGAAGCCGATGGACGTCGAGACCCACATCCGCAAGGACATGGAGGGGTCTTTCCAGTTCATCGAATACGAGTCCGACAGCCAGTGGAGCCCACGGGACGGAGTCTTCCCGGGCGTGCCGATGACCGGCAACCCCTACATGGAGGAGCGCAACCAGATCCTCGTGGACGCCCAGCTGATCGGGACCCCGCAGGACATCGAGCTTGGCCGCGGCGCCGGCGGGATTAAGACCACCTCGGGGATGATGCTGGCCCAGGAGCAGGCCGGTGAGCGCCGGGCGCCGAAGGAGCGGGGCCTGGTCGGGATCTACGAGGGCATCTTCCAACACGTGCTCGACATGTCGAAGACGTTCCGAAAGGACCCCGTCGAGTACCGGGTCGAGACGCACTCGGGTCTCTGGGAGATGAAGGCGTTCGACGCCACGGAGCTCCGAGGCACCGTGCGCGTGCGGATGCGGGCGGCGGCGGGCTTCGACCAGGCCCTCTACGACAAGGAGGCCGCGTCCGAGGCCGTGAACATGGGCCTCTATCGGCTCGACGATCCTCTCGCTGTGCAGGCCGCCTTGGAGTACATGCGGCTCCCGGCCGACGTGAACGAGAACCAGAAGGTCCAGATCCGGCGGGCGGAGATGGCTTGGTCCGACTTCATGCGGGAGATGAAGGTCCCGCAGGTAGACGTGTCGCTCTACGAGCCGGTCATCTGGTTCAAGGTCTTCCAGAAGCGGTGGATGGACGACGAGTGTCTGATTCTGCAGCAGCGGGCCGAATTCGAGCCCACGTGGTCGCGGCTCACCGGCTGGGAGGATGACTTCGACCAGGCCGTGGCTCTCGACTTCGCGCAGCGGGCCATCTACGAGCAGTACCCGCCGGAGCAATGGAACCAGGTTTACGCGCAGGCGCAGAAGCTCTACACCTCGGCCGTGCAACAGGCCCAGGAGGTGGGACTCTTCCCACCCGGGCCGCCGCCGGAAGGGAGCTGTCTCGAGACCCCGCCCCCGCCCCCGCCCGCAGAGGGCTTTCTCCCGAAGGCTCTGGAGCTACGGATCTTCACCGTCTGGGAGAGGATGCTTGGTCCCCACCTCGAAGACGCCATGCTTGCGGTGAAGGCGTCCAAGAAGGTGGGGGTTCCGATCAACGACGACGCCGAGAAGGTAGAGCTCCTGCTCGACCTCCTCCGAATGCGCTCCGTGATCGAGGCTTTCCGGAAGATCATGGAGGCCAAGATGATGGCCGCGCTCCCGCCCGGGCCAGAACAGGCCGGGCCAGAACAGCCTGGGGCCGCCCCCGAGGCACCACCAGCCCAGTAGAAGGAGAGAGAGATGAAGATCAGTTCCATGTCCTCGGGGATCGGCGAGCGACATCCCCCCCCGCGCTACGCGGGGAAGTACCGCTTCACGGAGAAGAACGAGGTCATCGAAGAGGATCGCGTCATGCGGCCCGGCCCGGTTCTCTCCCGCGCCCTCAAGGGCAAGATGAAGAAGGGCAAGTCCAAGGGAGTTCCGTCGGCCGCCCAGGTCGCGGATCGTCTCGCGGCCAGCTGGAGCTAGGGGGAAGTCATGGAGAAGGTGAAGCGTCGGCCACGGGAGACCTCGCAGGCCCACAGGGCTCGATCCGCAGAGGCGTCCGCGGCGTCCCGGGAGACGAAGAAGAAGGAGACCGAGGACGCCCACGCGCCGTGGAAGAAGGCGTGGGAGAAGGAGACGGGCAAGAAGTACGGGATCGCCACCCATGGCGCCTACACGTCCTGGCTCGGCGAGAAGCGGAAGGCCCGCGCGGCCAAAGCGAAGCCGGCCCCGGACAGCGTCTCGGCGCAGGACGCCGGGGACGCGATCGCCAAGGACAAGAAGAAGAGCGAGTAGGGCGATGGCGGAGAAGGCACACGTCGGCGTCATCACCGCATCGAAGGGCCGGAGTCCGCGCGTCCGACGCGCCGGCTCGAGGGACTGGGAGGACGCCCCCGCGGGCACGCGCGTCTACGGGGGCGACAGCATCCGCTCAGAGGATGGTGAGTCCGCCATCCGCTACTCGGACGACTCGACCACGCCCATCCGGAAGGGCTCGCTCATGGAGATCGACGAACCGAAGAAGCCAAAGAAGGTGAAGAAACCACAGATCAGCAGCGGCGTCGCCAACTTCAGCGCACAGGACGCTGGGGACGCTCTGGCTCGATCGAAGGAGAAGGAGGGCAAATGACAGACTGGAACCCGCTCTACGACAAGCTCATCGTGAAGCGCCACAAGCCCAAGGAGACCCACGACGAAGAGGGCAAGATCGTTGTCGCCGAGACCTACCAGCAGCAGCAGAACAAGGGCGTCGTGGTGGCCACGGGCTCTGGGCGGATCGGCGGTGCTGGGCTCATCGTGGAGGTCGGGATGGAAGTCCTCTTCGGGCTGCACAGCGGGACCGACCTCGACGAGGGCGAAGACCTGGTGATGCTCCGTGAGGACGAGATCCTGGCCTACCGCAGGGAGTAGGGGGGATGGGAGCAGAGCACCCAATAGCGAAGCTGGTAGGCTCCG